ATCAACATTAAGATTTATTGCTGTTGAGTCTTTTAGTTTTTCTTCTGATATAAATAATACGTATGCCATAGTTATCTTGGTTCTAAAAATCCGTTATTCTTCATTTTCTTTGGTGGCTTTGCAACTAATACATTGTTCTTCTTAGCAGTAAACCCTTCTGACTTTGCTTTAGTATATCCTATTAAGTCAGCATCTTCTATCTTAGTAGTCTTAGACTCTCCTATTGTAGTTTTGTATATCTGACGTAACCAATAATGATGACAGTTACCTCCTCCTTTATAAAGCCATATAGAGTATGTGTTAGCACCTCGCGGCCCCCATCCTGGATTGACAGGTCTTTTACTCATATTAATTATATCTTCCTTACGATATACTTTCTTAACTCCCATCATTTGTCTGCAAAAATCTCTAGTTTCTCCTTCTTGACTTAAAAAGTTATCTTTAGTATATACATAACGTACTCTGAAATAATCATAAGTCTTTTTAGATACACCATCTTGTTCAGATTTTCTACTAGGTATTGCTCTACCTGTACTTGCTAATTCTATTTTTTCATTAGCTACATCATTTAAAACTTCTTCAAAGTCAAAGTCAGTATGTTCTCCGTCAGCTTTTTCTTCTTCTACTAATTCCCATTCTTCAGGCATATCTTCTCCAAATTCAGCTATGAATTTAGATAGCTCAGTTGCTTCTGAATGCTCTTTACAAGCCATATAAGAGACTTTCCCTTCATATTCGTGTTCGTGGTAACCTTCGCACCCAATAGTCTTTGCGTGAGCTTCTGCTTCTTCTATTGTGTTAAATACAGGTTTGCCATCTATATTACCTACCTTACTAAAATTATCTCTATCATCTACTACTTCTTCATCATTTGATAAAGGTGCTAATCCTATATCTTCTCTTATTTCGTCTTGAGTCATTACTTCTCTGATAGTCTCAGAATCAAATTGTACTGTTATATGTTTTAACTGAACAAATTCAACAGGCAAGTCCATATTGTTAACTGAAAATATAGTCTGTAAAGTATTTAAGATGTTTAACTGAAAACCTCTAACAACAGTATTTTGATAGAAATTAGCTGCGTTTACTAATTCATCAGTATTAGAGCTAAAGCCATTAGTAGAGTCTATTCCTAAAAGTGTCTTAGATGTTACTCTATGAGCTGAACAGATATTCTGAACTAATAGCTCTTGTAATGCAAGATATTGCTTGTCTGCGTCTGAAACTGATATTGGTGTTATCTCAGGTATTCTAGTACGGTCTTCGCTGAAACTTAAAATAAATTTGCCCGAATTTTTTGCCCCAACGAATTTTTCAGTAAGACTTTGTTCTATTTGGAAACGCTCTTCTTGTGTTGGTATTCCATTTGCAAAAGAAATAAAGTAGCTACCACTAAAACCATTTTCTATATTAGATAAATGAAACTCTGCTACTCTTTGATCTACTAATGCCCAATTACAACCAGCTATATAGTCAGGTGTATGATAGATATCCATATTAGGAGAATAAGCTCCTGAATATAATAACTGACTACCTGATGTTCTATCGTTTACATTAAATGCTGCTATTGGATAAGGTTTGTTCATTCTTGTATTACTCCAATCAGCACATATAAAGTATGTATCTACTTGTCCTAATTCGTTTGGTCTTCCTGCTCTTACCCTTTCAACAGGAACGTGGAAAAGCTCAACTATTTCTGTTCTTTCTCTATTATATACACAATGCAAAGCGTACCCTCCTTGTAGTTTAAAATCAAATGCTACTTTCTTTATTACTTGATGTAATGACTCTTTGCTATTTGCGTGTCTTAAAAACTTTTTCAATTTAACATAAGTATCTAAGTTATAATCTTCTTCTTCACAAATTATATCTGTTCCTGCAATCATTTCAGCTGTGGAATTTATAATAGCTGCGTGAGTTGAACTATTATAGTATAAGTCTATTAAGAACTGAGGATAAAGGTTTTTCCAATCTTCTGTTCCGTATTCTATATAGTCTTTACCTCTAACCTCTGTTACAACAGGAGCTGTTTGAGTTTCTAAATTTATACTTAAGATATTATCTTTCATTTTATTTGTTTTATATTTCTTCTAATTCATCAGGATCAACATCAATACCATCTGCATTTTTTGCATAACCTAAAAACGAATGTACGCAATCTGTTGGAAATACCTCGTAAGTTCCAAAGTCATATTCTTCAGTAGTCATTAAGTCATAGAATACTCCAGGATAATATACAGGTGGTGTTATTTCGTGTCCATCAGGGTCATACGTTCCTGGTATCTCTACTATCTGACCTATGTAAACTATTGCTTGTGTACCATTAATGTTAACATCTTGACTTACTCCTTCTTCAGTTACTACTTCATAAGTACCTTTAGCAAGTAAGTCAGCATCCCCTTGTGTTTTGTCTGTGTATTGTAATTTATATATGTTCATATTATGATGTCAAAGAAGTTAATTGTGCATCTGTTAGTGCTGTGGTATATACTTGTAGTTGTTTTACTTTGCCGTAGAAAGGGCTTAATGAATTACCTCCCTCAAATACAAGTTCTGTTAATCCTGTAGGAACTCGAGACTCTGCAGTTTCAGTAACTACTGCACTCCCATTAAACCATATTGCAAAATCATTTGCTTTCCATTTTATAGCAATTTTATTGAATATAGACAAATCGGATGCAGTATATTCTAAAACTTCACTCGCCCCATTAAGAGTTATAAATGCTTTTATTTTATTTGCAGTTTCATCTAGTTCTAAAGAAACTCTATTTGATATACTTCCATCACTAAGGGATATTCTCCTACTTGTTCCATCATTTGCTAATGCTGATAATTCTACAAACAAAACCCCCTCTGTACTATTAATCAAACTACCTATACCATCTCTTGTGAAGATGTCTTGATTTCTTGTAACTGTACTTCCTGATGTTGGAATATAACTTGTTGGATAAGAGCCAACTTCTACTTGTGCACCCCATATTAAAAGTTTATCAAGAGTTCCACCACCTCTAAAGTCTACTGCATAGTAACTTGTATTTCCTGTTCCTGATGTTGTAGTGCTAACTTCAAATCTTTGCCATTCTTCAGTAAGGTTAAAAGTATTATTTGTATTGGTATTATGTGATAATAGTTGAGCAGTTCCTGTTCCACTTACAGTTCTTGCATATATTGAACGAGAATCAGAAGCCCCTATTGTTGTTGCACTAAACCAAAAACTATTTTGATTAGCATTAGATATTTTATAAGCATTGTTAGTACCATCAGGAGAAGTAAATCCACTTGTTAAAACAGGAGTAGTTCCAACACTTGCGTTACCCCAATCAGCATTACTAAAATCTTCACTATAAGGCAAAAGATTTGTCCTCTGTGGCTCTGATAATATATGTGGACAACCTCCTCCTGTGTAGTCTATACGAGGTACGTTATCTCTTATAACTTCTTTTACTGATATATTGCTTATATAAAATTGTGAAATTTGACTAGTTGACCTTAACCAAATATAATTAGAACCAGTACCTGATGCAGTTATATATGCTGTAAGTGTTTGCCAAGAACCTGTTGTGTTTGTGTTAACAAAATCTCCTGAAACAAAACTATCTGAAGAATCAACTCTAAAATCACCACTTTCTAAATAAACATCTACATTTATTAAATATGTAACTCCACTAACATAATCAAAAGGTTGTCTAATTCTTGAACTTGTAGCAGTATTTAAAATATTAACATTTAACACATTGTTTCTGCCTTGATAAGTTCCTACATCCATTGAAGAAAAACCTTCTACCTCCCAATCTGCTGTTCCATTACTAAAATCTCCATTAGTAACTAACTCACTTCCTATAACCTCAGCATAATTTACTAAACCATCTTCATCTACTCTTGTAGCAGCAGTTGCTCTAGTAACATCCATATCTGCTGATGTGTATTCTTTTACTGATACATTGTCTATTGAGAATGAATATGTTCCTCCACTATAACTTCTTGAAATTTCTATATAACCATTTGTTGTTCCACTTAATAAAACTACAGAATATACACCATTTGAATTATATGTTCCTGTTGATGAAACCCCTTGAAGAAGTACTTGAATAGCCCCTGATACATAGTTTTTAATTTCAAACTGCAATAAATATTGCTTAGTGCTTGTTTGTGAAATGTTCTGCCTTATATAACTATATGTATTGCTACCTCCATCTATAAAATTAGCATTTCCTCCACTAATAGTTGCAAGACCACCTAAAGTCCAATCACTATCAGTAGCAAAATCTCCATTAGTTACAAGTTCAGCACCCTCAGTAGGCACAGGTACAACTGCATACAATTCTCCTGCCTTATATCCGTTAGGAGTTACTACTATACTAACATCATCTAATAAACTCATTCTATATTATTTAAAGTTGTTAATTGTGCTTCTAAACAAGCCTTAGCCTCAAATACTCCACCATCAGCAATAACTCTTGCTTTAAAGTCGTTTACCTGCTTTTGTACAGGTGTTAATCCTCCTTTATTACTTAAAGGTAATGTTATTCCAAGTGCTAATTTCATACTAGTTGTTGTAAGCTATTGCTAAACCTGAAGTCAAAGTGATTGCTGTTATCTTTCCAAACAACGTCATACCAGCAGGTACTGTTGTAAGTAGATTACTTGATCCTGTTGAATCAGTCATTGTTAGTGCTGATATTACACTTTCTTGTACAAAGTAGATTGCATAGTAATCTTTACTAGTTTGAGCTACTGTTGTAAATATTTCTACACCTCCTAGTTGTCCTAATTGTTCGCTTAATAAAGCTTGTGTATTTTTAATTCCCATTTTTTAATTTTTATTGTCCGTAATATATATAATTTGTTCCTGAGCTTGGCTCATATTCATTGTATTGTACTTGTTGTGTTCCGTCTTTCTCTGCTACATACATCTTGCCTTTGGTAACTAACCCTTGCACTATGCCTTTAGTGTCAGCAGGAGGGCTTAAAACATCATTTTCCGTTGCAGGAGCATTACCTGATGATACTGATACTGCACCTACCCAACTAACTTCGTAAACTTCATACTTCCAATATCCAGCTGGTAAGAATTTTATTTCTCCATTATAAACATCAGGAGTTGAATCATAAAAAAACCTAAAATAAGTATATCTTGGTAGTATTACTTCTTCTTCAGCATAAGCATATTGAACTGACTTATCCATATCATTTGTAAATTTAAACAAATGTCTTATCTGTGATGAAGCTACTGAAGTGTTAATACGATTGTCTTCAGTTTGCAAATAAGCTATGAAATTAGTCTCTGTTATTGCTTGTATCATACTATATAATAGAAAAAGTCTGTTTTTATTTGCCTTTAAAAAGAAAAGAGTAACAATTAAGCTACTCTCCTCTAAGAAATATATGAAAACTACTAATTAAGATGTTACGATTGTACCCATTGTAAATGCTGTATTATCAAATGGATCTGTTGCATAGTCAGCAACCATTGGAAAAGGAATTGGCTCCATACCATCAAAAGTCAATGTGTAACCATTTCTGTCTCCAAATGCTGCTCCTGAATCCATAGTACCTGCATTTAAATTCATTCCATTAGTTACTCCTAAACCGATTATTACGTCGTGTCCGTTAGCTAATTGCTGATTTAACTGTGCAAAGATAACTACTTTAGTTGCTCCTAAGAGTTTAATTTGATTTTGATCTTCTTTTGTAAGTCTGTTTAATATTATATTCACACTAGGAGTATAGAATATAGTTCCGTTTTCAGTAGAACCTACTATTGTTTCTGTAACAGATGCTACACCTAATGGAGTAGTATATCTATATAAAACATTAGAACCCATTTCTATATCAGAAATTTCTCCTGTTGCCTGAACAATACCTACTGTTTCTATTGGTGCAGTGAATTGGTCATAAACTCCAAAGTAGATATTTTTAATACCTCCACTTATTCTATTACAATCTAATCCTCTACCCTTTGTTAAAAGTCCACAAGCCATTGTTTATTATTTTTAAGTTAAGGGAGAGCTTTTACACTCTCCCATTATTTTTGTTATTACGACTGTCTTACGATATCAGCTCCTACTCCTGTTTGAACACCTGCTGAGTATCTTGCAACTAATCTCATATTGTCAGAACCATCAAGCTGTGCCATATCCATCAATGTGATTCTTGTAGCATCTGATAATAAGTCAGTACCGAAGAATAAGTTAGATTTTTGAGCTGCTACTAATTCGTTATCTGCCATTCCTGGACAAACTGCGATTTTGTAACCTTCAAATACAGGCTCATAGTCTCCGTTCATATTGTAAGCATTAACATATCCTAATGTAGATACTGCTGAGATATATAAAGCATAAGTTTTAGGACTCATATAGATATGTAAGTCTTCTTTTCTTAATACTGCTGAAATATTAGCAGCCATATCAGCTGTTAAAGTTTGTAGGTTAGCTATAATGTTACCTGCTACATAAGCTCCTGAAGCTGTTGATTGAACAACTGTTGCATCAACTCCTGGTAAAAGGTAACCTGTTGCAGCTCCTAAGAATCCGTTGAATTTCCCTGCTACTGCTGTACCTGACCAAATGCTTTCTTCTGTTGCTTGTGCAATGATTTCTCCCATATAAGAGATAACATAGTCATCAAAAGATGCTGGAGGTGGTGCGCCTGCTCCTGCTCTCATTTGTAGAGCTTCCCAAGAATCTAAAAGAGTAGATTTACAAAGGTCTAAGTTAATTTGTAAGTTTTTAGGTTCTAATACTTTCTCAGTAAGTGCTAAAGTACCTGCTCCTGTAAAGTCACAAGTTGCATCAGCAACTACTCCTGATCCAGCCATACGTTGGATATTAGATTTGAACTTGATATTTTCTATTACATTAAGAAAGTCAAGTGATTTTGCTTCTTTTAAAGCTGCTGAGATATAAAAACCAGCTGCTTTTCCAGAAAAGTTTGATGTTGTAGTAAACGCCATTTTTTAAAATTTTAAATTATTATTATTTGTTTAAGTTGTATAAAAATCTTTCTTGCCTAGATAGTTTGCTGTATTCTTTTTTTGATAACGGCTTTCTTTCTGAGCTAAATTTATTTGTATTAATTGGTGAGTCAGCTGGTGATTTAGCTAATTCAGTTTTTAGTTTTTCGTTTTCAGACTTTAACTTCTCTAATTCTTCTTCTGCTGAAAATTCAACTACTTCAGTTGTTTTGATAGACTTAGGATTAGTACCTGGCTCTGTTACCTCTTCAGCTAGTTCTTCTACTTCTTCGTCTCCTCCTACTTTGTCTTCTTTAAGTTTAGCAACTGCATCTTCAAGGTTTTGTATTCTTTTCTCCATACCTTCCCAATCAGCTACATCTGCTTCTTCTGCCATTTCTTCTTTGTCTTCAGTAGCTTCTACTTCTTCTTCAGTTTCTGTTTCCATAACCTCAGCAACTACACCTTCTTCTTCAACTCTGAAAGTTACACCCTCAGCAGTCTTGTAAGTACCGATAGGTAAAAGGATTGTAGTACCATCTTCAGTTAGTACAGATATATCTACTCCTGATGCTAATTCTTCAGCAGTTGATACGAAAATAGTGCCATCTTCTGACTTTGCTTGCCATTCAAGTTTAACACTTTCGTCTTTGTTTAGACCTAGTGCTACTAATATTTGTTCTTTAATGTCCATAGTTTCTTTTTTAATATAATAGAATAGTTATTTATTTATTTGATTTTTAGATTATCTTACTTTCATTTTACTAAATATTGCTTTCATCATTGATAAATCCTTTTCAGATATTTCTAAAATAGTTTGTGTTGTATCTTCTTGCAATTTTTTAGGTAAATCTATACCTAATTCTTTTGCTTGTTTTTGTATGTCACGTAACATAGGTGCTGCTTTACTTAATATTTTAACTGATTTTTCTGCATCTTTAATAGCAATAGATAAAAAACCTTTAGAAGCATCCATTGAATCAACATATTTTACATAAGCATTACCACCTTGTTCTCTTAACTTTTTGTAATCATCAACTAAACCCAACTCAACTCTTTCTGCTTTTAGTTCAGTCTTAGATTCTTTTATTATTTCATTTAAAGCACTTAGTATTTGTTCAGGTGTTGGTTGTTGTTTTTGCATTTCTTCAAATTTATTAGTGAAATAACCTTCTATTGAAAGTCCTTTAAGTTCTCCTTCTTTTATCTTATTCCATAAGTCTTCGTTCTCTATCTTCATTTTAACGAACCAAGTGCCATTAGGTAAGTCGTAGCCATACATTTTAGACTTATCACTATCTCCTTCCTTAATCCAAGATTCTACTGTTAGAACGCCTGATACTCTGTCTTTATGTTCATAAGTAGCTTTATGATGATTGTTATGTTTTAAATATAACTCACTAGCTTTTCTAACTGTTTCAGGACTAAAGTAGACATAATACTCAGAATCTGTGTTAGGATCATATCTAAAGATTTGCTTGTTAGGTATTAAAGCAGGACTTACTAGCATACGCTTTTCTTCATCTACCTTTGCGAAAGTCAAGTTGTTTTTCTCTTTACCAAAGAATACAAAGTCTTGCTCTATTGCTGGAGAGTTTACTAAGCTAATAGCATCAATAGCTAGTTCTTGACTATCATCTGCTATTACTAATTCTACTATTTTAGTTTCTTTCATATTATCTTATTATAACAAATTATACATTTTTTTAATATTTCTTATATTTGCTTGTATATCTTTAATAGTAACTTTTGCACTTTCTACTTTGTTTTTAATTTTAGTAGGTAAATCAACCCCTAATTCTTTAGCATCTGCTAATAATGTTTCTCCTAACTTTAAAGAAACTAAATAATCACTTTCTATTTTATTATAAGCAACTTCTGCTTTTCTTAAATCATCAATTAAACTTGTAGATGTTTTTAAATCTCTATCCAAAGTAGTGTCAAACTTTTTTTCAAAGTCATCAATTAAAGCCAACTCAACTTTCTCAACTTTACTCAAGTTAAATTCTTTTAATTCTTTTTCGTATTCTTCATACGACTTCTTTCCTAGTGGTGTTGGTTTCATTTTACTATATTTTTTTGGATTAGCTTTCTCACATTCTTCTTTGGAGTCATATTTACATTCTCCTGTCTTTCCCCATTTGTATTTTCCGTTCTCACATTTTGTACAAGGCATACTATATAATAGATTTAATTAATATTTATTTGATTTTTAAATTGTAGCTCTACGTCTTATTGCTGCTAGTTTATCTTGGTTGTTAGTTATATCATCAGAAACAACGTAAGCTTGCATTGGCTCAGGTGCTGCTGTATTACTTAATTCGAAAGAACCTGACATCATCTGAGGAGCAGGTTGTGCTGATGCTACATTAGGAGCTGAACCTCCACCTCCACCACCTCCAGGCACTTGTGTACTCATAATAGATTGAACATTAGCAAGTCCTTGTGCAATAATAGCAGCACCTGTAACAAATCCTAGTGTACCACCTTCAGCAAAAGCTTTATTTGCTCCTGCATAAGTGTCCATAACTGCTTGAGCAATAGCAAGTTCTTTATTATCTCCAGCTAAAGCACCCAAAGCACCTGCTAATTCAGAATATGCTCCTAATTGATTACTAGTATTTTCTGCTATAAGGAGTGTTTTTTGCCTTTCATATTGTTCAGTAATAGCAGTAGTATCTACTCCTGACTTTCTAGCCATATCTAATTTAAGCTTATAAGCAGCTTCAAGTTCTTCTAATTCTCTTTCTATACCTGTAAGTCCTTCTGCTCTTAGCTCGTTTTGTGTTTCTAATAACTCTTTTTCTAATGCTACTTGATTAGTTTTTTGCTCAGATAGCTGTCCTGTTATCGTTTCTTCAAGCTCTAACATAGCAACTTTTTCTTGTTCTAATGCTATTAAATTTTCTTGGCTTGCATTTATATCATACTGAGCTTGTGCTGCATTAATCTGTAATTGTATTTGTTCTTTTTGTGCTTTTTGTTGCTCTGCTAATATTTTGTCTAATTCTTTGTTAGCTTCTATTCTTTCTGTAAAAGTTTTAGTTTCATCATCTCTTATTTGTCTTTGTATCTCTGCGTCTTTTAAATACTGAGCGTTTAACTTAGCAAATTCTACTGCTGCTAATTCTGCTGCTTTAGTAGTTGCAGTAATTGCTTTTGCTTGATCTAAAGTCTTTTTAGTATAAGTAGTTATAGTTTCTGATACTTTTTCAAAACTTTCATCAACTCCTGTAAATACATCTACTGTTTCTTTCCCTGCTTGTTTAATAGTTTCTAATGCTTCACTAAAATCTCCTTTGATTAATTGTATAAGTGATTTACCTACTAAACCAAATACATCTAAAAGTTCTATAAATCTATTATACAAACCTTCTGTTATAGCTTTACCTAATTCTATAATCTTTTCTTTAGGGTTCTCAAAAAGCTCTTTAAAATACCCTGTAATAGTGCCTATATTATTATCAATAAAACTAAATAAGTCATTAAACGCAATACTTAAAGCAGTCATTGCAGTATTAAAAGTATCTAATACTTTTTGATTTTTACTAAACACTTCTCCTAGTTTTGCTAAAAGTGCTACTACTAATCCTATACCAGCTGCTTTTAAAGCAGTACCAATACCTTTTACGGCTGTACCCATTTTTTTAAACCCACCTGAAGCTTTATCAGTAGCTTTGTCTAACTTTTCTACATCTTTAGTAACTGATTTAATGTTACTATCTATTTCAAAAGTCATTGTTTTATCTGCCATTTTTTTATGTTTTTATTTCGTAAAAATTAACTGTAACACACCAGCTTATATCCATTGTTGCATTACCTGTTACTTGTAATGTCATATTTGCTCCTGTTAAATCTGTTGCTGCTGTCCATCCTGTTACAGTTCCTGTTTTAGCAATTGTAGAAATTGATTCATTTTTTACTGTTCTATCATTTATTCCTTGTAGTTGCAAAAAACTCCTGTCTCCTATTGATCCTGCGTGAGTGCCACCTGTTCTTAATGCAATTATTTCAAACTTATAAGCTATAAATGAATCAGAATTTCTAGCAATTATAGTTGTATTAGGGTCTCCATTAACAAAAAGACTTGTTGGAGTAGCATCTGTTGTTGTTCCTGTTAGCATAAACGTACTAGACTGAGCATTGCCTTTACCAAATCCATTAAAACCACCACCACCAAATACAGTCTCTCCTGAACGTGTTGCTATTCCATAAGTTCCAAATACTGAAGCATTGTTTACTCCATTTGCTATTTCGTTATTACTACCTACTATTATATTATTCCTAGAATCTCCTTTTACTATATTATTATCTCCCATTATATAGGTGTTACCTGTACCTGTTTCAGTTAAGTTAGTAGAACCTTTTATAGTATTAGTCTCATTACTTATTGCTTGTTGTACTCGCATTGTATAGCTATATGCTTCACAAGTCCTAGTTCTGTGGTTATAGGTATATCCGTATGCTTCACAATCAGTCTGATTAGGTGTAACGTCATTAGTACCATCTGTAAAGACTACTTCTCCACTTCTTAATACCTCTTTAGGTTTTACTGATAATCCGTTTCTAAATTCCATTAGTTTATTAGTATAAATTCAACTGTTGATAAATCTTTTGGCTTATAGTCTATTCTATTAACTCTATATGCTCTGTTTTTAATCATAATATAATCTGTAAAAGAAAATTGTGCTATATCTCCTGCTGTTAAGTTTACCTTTAAAGTCATTGTCTTAGTATCAGGATTATATAACTGATTGTAATAAGGTAGCCAATAATTATTGAATAGATTACTTGTTACAGTCTGTCCTATTGGTAAAAAATATTGTGTTTCTCCAAAATTATAATCATCAGTAGTTCCTACAACAGTTGGAATAGATGTTAAGTGAGAAAATGTAAATAATAAGTCTGAGTTTTCACTTGATGTACCATTCTGTGCAGGTATAAAATAAGTAGAACTCATTTGTACAGGGCTAGAGTTCATTTGATATAATATTCTTGGTTTGTTTTCAAAACCACTAGAAGCACCATCATCATCCATAGCATATATAGTTGGAACTATAAACTCTTGTAATTGAGACCATAAAGGTTTAGATACTGTTGCAGCAAAAGGACTTGCTACTATTTCTTCTTCTCCTTCTAATAGTGTTAGGTTTTCAGCACTAAATACTTTTGAACCATACAGATGTCCTGTTGTAGATTTTTTATATACATTAAATACATAATCATCTTCATCTTCTTCGTACTTAAATATAGTTTTTTTCTTTAAATCATTTAATGGTGTTAGCTTTACGTCTTTTAAATCTACTTTGCCTGTCCAATCTGCTTGTATGCTTCTTTCTTTTAATGTCGTTCCTGATGTTGTTTTAATAAATACATCAGCATAAGGTTTTATTATAATATTAGCAGGATCAGTATTATCTTGTAATGTAACTAAGTTAAACATAGTCATTATACCTTTTAAAAAATTCCATTGATTTATTTCTCCTCTTATAGAATTTAATATAGCTGAATCTACTAATGAACTACTAAGATTAAATGTTACTGTTCCTGGAGTAGTACCACTACCATTAAGTAATGAAATAGATGATGCTGTTGTACTTATAAATTCTGCATAAAGCTTATCTCCTATATCTAATGTAGTGCTAAAATTTCCTGATATTATTTTTCCTGTTACATTTCCTATTGGTGCAGTTTGCACATTTATATATGAAATTGTACTTGTACTTGCATCAAATCTTACCCATCTAAAACTTATGCTAGTTCCTCCGACTGTTTCAAATTCCCAAGAATAGTCTATATTGTATAATTGATTATTTTCTGTACATACTATTTTATAAATATCTGCTCCTGATTCTGTATAGTCTGGTGGTACTTCTGAAGTTGTTAAACCTCCTGTCATTGTATTTGACAATAAAGGTAAGACTACATAAGCTGCATTTGTTGCTGTAAATGGAGATGGAAATACTCCCTGACCTGCATACGTTGCAGTATAGCTAGTATCTCCAATTACTGAAGGCATAGTATCTCCACCCCAATTAAAGTCCATAAATAGCTTACTAAATTCTGTACTTTCAAATAAATCTGAGCTGTAAGTATATCCAGCATCACTAAATATTCTATCTATTAAATACTTAATCTTTATAAAAGGTCTAAATGCTTGTTCAAATGATGTAAGCTCAGGTGTTCCTAGTGTGGCATTTGTTCCTGTTGCTCCGTTAGCATATAGCATTTGATGTGTCCAATCTACAAAAGGGTATTTTAGTACATCTGTTTCTTTTGTTCCTGCTGTACCTGCATAAGTTCCAACAGGTAAATTATTTATTAGTGTTAATCCATTTGCATACCAACTACCTTTTATTATTGTCTTGTTATAAGAATGTTGTAACTCATTAAAGTTTATATTATCAAAAGTCTTATTTTTTAATGTATCAGCTAATGCTATTGTCTGAGCATATAGATTAACATTATAGCTTATCTCTCCTTCTCTGTCTTGTATGTCTATAAGTCTTAAAGCACCATCAAATAATATAATACCATCTTGCTTTAAAACAGCTCTTGTTCTTACGTAAGGATTAAAGTCGTATGGATTTGCTACTGTTCTTGTTATCTCAAATATATTACCAAAGATTTGATTATTTCTTTTTGTTGCTGGTAAGTTAAAGTCCTTAGAGTATGATTGTATCTTTTCTGCTACGTTTTTAAAATCATCAATACTTAAAGTTAATGGTATTTCTTCATCTTCATATAAATCACAAATGACTTGACCTAATACACCATTTTCAACTTTTCCTGTTAATGTAAGTTTATCAATACCTAAAAAATTAATGCTTGTATTTTGATATGTTATAAATATTGTATCATTTTCAGACAATGCTGTGAAATTTGCAGTTATCTGTGAAGTTGTAGCACTAAATGTTTGTGTTGATCCTATCTGTCCATTAAATACAGATACTAATACATTACCACTTGTTGAGGTTAAGTCTATTGTAAGTGTATAGCTTTCTCCTACTACTAATCCTGATAACTGTTGATATACTCCACATTGTGTGCCTGGAGATGATGATACAACTGAACTTAATAACAATTTGCCACCTGTTCCTGCTGCTTGGCTAGGAGTACCTAAAGATGTATTTATAAACTTATACCAAGTGTTAGGTATAGTAGGATAAGCATTACTCATTATATCAGTAAAAGAACTTGTAGTAGAATAATTAGTAGCATTATTAACTCCAAAGAAATTTACTCCATCTACAATAATTTGATTAGGACTGTTACCTTG